CTTTCCTTCTGAATTAAATGTTAAGGTATCACTGACATGATATTCCCAAATTTTTAATATTGATTTGAATTTTTGATATGTATTATTTCCATCAAATTCATTAAAAAAATCACAAAGTTTTTGATTTTGATTTGTGTCTATAATTTCAGAAACTTCTTTTAATTTTAAAAAGGTTAGTCTCATATTATATTAATTATAACTGTTCATAATTTTGACAAGCAAATGTTACAGATTTTATTTTAAAATCGGTATTGTCATAATTCAATGAAAATCCTTCTACTGCTGTTGGAAATGCTTTTTTAAATCTAAATCCTTTTCTAAATTGTCCTTGGTTTGTATATTGTTTAATTTCAACAATTCCTTTTAAACTAGATCCAGTTTCAACCAATCCTTTTATACCTAATGCTATCATCCAAGGTCTAAAATAATTATGTTCTAAATCTTGATTTGTTTCTAATATATTAATAACAACATTTCTACTTAAAAAATCAGATCTTGATTCTAATCCATATCCAGGTAAAAAACCACCAGTGTTTCCCATATTCATAGCTGTAAACGATGATGATTCATTAGGTAATTGGACTTCTTGAGCTACTAATAAATTACCATTTTTAATCATATCTTTTGGTGTCATTTTTGCTTGCCATTTTTCTCCAGCTCGTGATAATACTGAATTTATAGCTCCAACTCCTACACCATCCACGGTCACAGTCCAAAAAACAGGGAGACTAAGACAAAACTTAGACTCCCTACTAAATGCATTTAAAAAATCATTTATCTGTACGCCCATAGATATATTTAGGCGAATGGATCAACTAAAATCTTTATAAAAATGATAAGCGAATGTTGATGTGAATGATACAATTTCACCTGTACCTTCAGCAATGCTGTAAGACAATTCACCGATGTCTCTTATACCAACACCAACCAATTGAATAGTTTTAACAATTTGTAAAGGTTGTCCGCTGGTAGCTCCTGCTTCTCTTGTGCAAGGAACTGAAAGAACATCAAGGGTAATAGTACTTTCTGGTCCTGGCATACATAAGTTAGAAGTTGTGTCTTCGTTGTTGAATGCTACTCTGGATGCTTTTTCAAGTTTGGTTCTTAAATCAAGAGATTGATCACAATAAAAATCAATGCTGTATCCTTCAGCACTTCCATATGTTGCTCTACCACCAAGATTGAATGTTTGTCCTGCATAACTTACAGATTTGTTTTCAATTGTTCTTCCTGGGAGTATACCTGATTTAGCATAAATCAAATCAGTTTCTCCATTTAAGTTTAAACCAGGGAGTGTAATTTGCTTTATTCTAAAAAGAAAGTCTCTTGAGAATTGTTTTTGTGCGGCTTGTGAAAAGAATGTTTCAATATTTGCTGGCATATAATTATTTAGTCTAGACGCAATAAAAAAATAAAATTGATATTAATTATCATATAAAAAAAGCAGAAGGTAGAAATTACCTTCTGCTTTTTTATTATATCTTATTATATAATTTCTAATTCACTTACATCATCAAATTAGCTCGTTAAAGTTAGCATCAGTGCGAGTTGCAGTGAATGTTACCAATATGAACTCAGCTGCTCTTGTTGGTTTGATTAAGATGTCAGCTCTCAATTCATTGTTATCAATAACTTCGGGAGTGTTTACACGCTCATCAGCTACGATTAGATAGTCATACAACCCTTGATTTTGTTTAGCAAACTCAAACAGTGGTGTGATTGTGTTGACAAATCTTGTTCTGGTGAATTCGGTATTCGGCTCAAACAAGAAGTATTTAGATACTTTCTTAACTGGTCTTTCAAGTGTTAAGAAGAGTCTTCTCACGTTGATTCTATCAAAGGCACTTGGCTTGCGGCTAAGAGTTTTTTGACCCATTATAACCATTCCATCACTTGGGCTGAAGTATACTGGGTTGATATTGACTTTGTATAATTCATCGCGTTGCTTTTGGTTTGGATTGATTGCCAAATCAAGTGCTGATGTTGTGAGAACACCTCTGTTGAATCCTGCTGGTGCAATCCATGGGAAGTCATTAGCATCAGTTCTTGCCATCACTGCAGCTGCATGAGCAGAGAAAGGCATCCAATATTTGTCTCCAGTGAAGTCATCATATGATTGTACCCAGTTGCCATATACAGCAGCATATGAAGTATTAGCAGTTTCAAATTGATGTCTTATAGCCCAATATACATCTGTTTGGAAAGTCTTGGTTCTATCAGAGAGAACTTTTGAATTTTTTCCTGTTACAACAAAGTGTCTGATTGCATCAGCTACGAACATACAATCTCCTCTACCACCAGTGTTACTTGGAAGATTACAGAAATTTTCAAATTGATTGAATACTGCTGTGTAATTTGTTCTTATAGCAAGAGCGGTGGTATTGTTATCTATTGATTGTGATGTTTTAATAGTGCTGAGTTTATTTGCAATTGTTGAATTGTACAATGTTTCATCATAATATGTTGTCTCGGCTGCACATGCCATTGAGAATATTGTTCCTAACCCACCTTCAACAACCAAGTCAATATCGTATATTTCATCATTTTTAACTGTTTCTAATGCACGATTTATTTTAGTTGGGATATTACCTACTCCTTTCTGAGTAATGACAACATTGTTGAATGTTCCAAGAGGATTGAGTCTATCAGCATATCCAAGTGTAGCACTTAATGATTGCAAGGAACTTAATGGTATATTTGCATTATTACCAGATCCTAACAACTGTGAAGATAATATTGGATAATTGGATATTAATCCTTGAGTTAATATACGAATTTTCTTTTGTGGTATTCCATTTAAATCCAAACTCGTGTCGCGGAACTTATTGGAAATATATGGATTTACCATAATTTCAATATTTCTGCTGTTTGTATCAACGGATTCCAAGAATTTTGAAACTGCAGGACCACCAGCAGGATTTAATTCAGTTCTGAAAGTGTCAATAGAACCTACAAGCGCATCATCGAGAATATAGTCAAGTTTGAATGCTTCAGTTGCATATATGCTCTTACGAAGTTTAAACACCGCAACATTCAAAAGATCATCATCTTCACGATCATTGATGTTGTAGTTTGTAAGATTTTCCATAATCTCAGATATACTACCAGTTGATTGATTCGGAGTTGCACTAAGATTAAATTGAAGAGTTCCATTTGGAATGGTTGTGTAACTAATTCCAGTTGGTAATGAAACAAAGTTTCCACTCATACTTACAGTGTTTATTCCGATGATAGCATCAAAGTTTGTAGCTGGGTTGATATTGGAATTATCTGCTAATCCAACATAATATCCTTCAAATTGGCTGTTTATTGTTGTTTGAGCTTTATTTAAAACAATAACACCAGCTTTACCGAGGTCGCTAGTAGCAGATAAAAATCCTCTAGTGGTAGTAGCAGATAAACTCCAATCAAACAATGTACCTTCTAAAGCCTGTCTATATTGGCTTTCTGTTAATGTAACTTGAGCGGGTGCTCCTAATACATATGTACCAGCTGATAAGTCGAGATTTGTTGTTACAGCGCCATCATAAATTGCCGCTGTTGGATAAACAAGAGCTGAATACACGTTGCTAAATCCAGCACCAGCATCAGCACCATATGGTAATCTGAAAGTATAGATATTTGCAGGTGATAAAAGAAGTTCTCTAGCTGAATAATAAAAATAACGTTCAGAACTATTAGTGGGAGTTCCATAAATTTGTTCTAATTCGTCTCTAGTTGAAATTTTAATAACTTCATCTGTTGGCCCTTGATTAGCAAAACCTGCTAAAAACACGTTAGTTCCAATATTTTGAGGTATTCTCAATGAAAGATCGCGTTCTCTGATTTCAACTCCTGGGCTGGTAATAGTTCTTGTTGCCATATTATTATTTATGTTTTTTAAAATATTTTTTTTAAATTAATCCATAGTTAACTTGTAAATCTCTTGATCTATCAATTCTGTGTGCAATTGACTGTATAAAAATACAAAACCACTAACTAATCTCATATCACCACCTGGTTGGTAATCATAGTTCAATCCTTTGAGTGTTGTTGGAAATGCTTTTTTATAAGTAAACTTTATTCTTTTTTTACCATAATCATCTAATCCGTATATAGTTAGATCGGTTTGGTAATCATTAAAATTAGCATCTACGCTGATATTTCTGGTGTTGTATTCTCCAGTTTTTTGATCATGTAATAAATTTAACCATTGATATATACACCAATAATTATTATATAAACCATCAACTGCAAAGTTTACTTCTACTGGAGGATAGCTATTTTTACTATGTGATGAAACATATAGTGTAGATCCGGCGTATCTTGTTTCAATTCCTGGTACAGTTATATCAGGAACACTAGTTCCAAATATTGAAAATTGAACATTGTCGGGAATTATAGTACTATTGTTTCTATTATATTTGGTTGAAAATTCTTTTAAAATTGGCGGTACATCAAAAACCAATACAAATTTATCCTTGGCTGCTTGATTTAGAGGACTTTGTTTAATCTCTTGCATAATTAAAAGTATTTATCCATAAATTCATTTTGTCCTGAATCTAAATCATATCTTGGGTTTTCAAATCCTCCTCCCAAGTTGACCCATCCTTCAGCATACAAATCTGAAATATCTGAATTTAATTCTGTTGAATTTCCAAAATACACAGGAGCTATTTGACTATTTTCAATACCGTCAACTTGTTCATTGGTATATATAGATGTTGAATTTTCAAAATATTTCAATCCAAAATTATTAAGTGTTATTTTTGAAGGTTTTCCACAATCATCATATTCTTCAACAGTGAAATATTGTTCAACCAAATCATCATGTAATATCATCAAAGCCCAAATCAAAGCCATGGTTCTATCATCATGTTTCCCAGAACTAGCTCCCCATGTATCGTTGGGTAATTTAATGAAATCTTTAACAATTTCTTCTAAAGATTCTTTATTTCTAAATTGAACTGCTAACTTATCATTATAATAATACCTCGCATTTGCAACTGCATTATATTTTGTATTTCTGGAAGAAATCATACCAAGCAATTGTGTGCTTTTTCTACCAGCTAACTTACTACCCCAAGATACAATTTTGTCCATGTATCCCATGTCTAATGCTAATCTATCTACAACTTGACCACCTTGGTTATTTCTTTCTATACAAACCAACGGTTTACCCCAATGACAAAGTATTTCATGTACTTTGTTGGCAAACTCAGCAACTGGAATGGTATTATCATAATATTCAGCAACTTCAATTATTTCATTTAAATCTGTTATATCTAATACTTTAATACAACTATAATCACCCCCAACACCATCTGAAGTATCAACACCCACTATATATATACGCTCTGGTTGTGGATGTTCAAATATTCTGTATTTTCCATCCATTAATATTTCAACAGGAGTTGAAATGAATTGTTTCATTTTATTGTATGCATCTTCTGTCATCGATCCAGTGCCTGCATTCATAAATTTACAATTAAATTCTTGTTCCCATTTATCATCAGATGCTAATCCACCTTTAATTTCTTTAGCCCATTTTTCATCGCGTCCAGGAACTTCGTTCCATAAAATTTTATCATTCGCCCAATTGTTTGTGTTTTCGGTAGATCCTTTATATATATCATAAAAAAGATTACCTGTTCCATTGGGAGTAGAACACATAAAAACTTTGGCTTTTTTAGAAGATGAAACGATTGGAAATACAGATGACCAGAATGGGTCCATTAAATGTGGTTCGATAAAGGCACACTCATCAATTATGAGTACCGATACACTTTGTCCACGAGCTGCTGTTCCTGTTGTGGTAGTAATGCTTATTCTACTATTATTTTCAAGCTCCATACTGGTTTTAGCATATTCAACAACTGGAGATTTTAACCAGTTTGGTAACATTTCATATGCCATTCGAACACGACTAAAAATTTCAATAGCTGTTGATTCTTTGTTAGCTACCAATAATATTCTTTGATCTGCAAAGAAATTAGCTATCCACAATATATAAATTGTCATCAAAGTACTTTTTCCTATTTGACGACTTGCTAATAAACAGAAGAATCTGTTTTCCATCATCTTTTTTAAAACTCTTTTTTGAGCTTTGTATAATTTGATTTTTTTCTTACCATCGTCAACATTTAAAATATGAAAATAATTTTCAGCAAAATGTAATATATTTTTACAACATTTTTCTAATTCTGTTATTTGGTCTGGAGTATATGCAAAAGAACTGCCTTTAGATGGGAGATTTTGATTTCCCATATAAAATTTTACATCTTCTTTCTTTGCCATACGGTTTATTTATAAAAAAAAGATAAATAACAATATGTTCAAAAAAGACATGCAGCAAATTGGAGATATTTATGGGAATGTTTTAAATTCCTTAAAACATACTATCGTTAAAGAAGGAAAACAACCAGCTAACGCTTTTAATAGTGATTTTCCTAAACAAGACGGCGGTCCTTCTGAAAAAGGAGGATATCATAAAGCTTTAAACGACAGTTGCAGCTGTGATTGTGATGATTGTAAATGCAATGATAGTAATCATGAAGAAGATTCAGAAGAAACATTTAACAACAAGGCTTTAGAATCTATTAATTCAAAATTAGAAAATTCAGATTTAACAGATGAACAAAGAGAATCTTTAGAAAAAAAGAAAAAAGAAATAGAAAGAAATTTACAATCTGAAGAAGGTGAAGAAAATATTCATGAAGATACTAGAAAAAATGCAAAAGAAATACTAAATAACATTATGACTAGAAAAACACTTAGTTTCAACAAATTGTACAATTCACTTCTTAATGAAAATTTCGGAATGAATGATGAAGGTGCTGAAGATGATATCAAAGGTCTTGGTCTTGATGATGAAATGTCAGATGACGAGATTGGTGATGAAGTTGAAAGCGAAGGCGATGTAACTATCAAACTTGATCGTGCAACTGCAGAAAAGCTTTTAGATATTATCGGAGCCGCTATGGATGAATCAGAAACCGAATCAAAAGGCGAAGGCGATGAGCTTGATTTTGGTGGAGAAGACGAAGGCCCAGAGTTTGGTGAAGAAGACGAAGAAACTTTCGGAAAAGGTTTAAAACTCACAGGTAAAAGCAATGTTGTCACAAGTAAAGTTAAACCAAAGGGCGGCAGCGCAAGCTCAGACGTTACCGATGAAGTTGGCGATGACGGTGATTTTGGTCACGCTCTTTACAATGCTAAACAACCTAATATGGCCACTGGTTCCAACAACAAAGTTGGAAACTACAAGCAAGGTGCTGAGTATATCAAGTAATTTTAAATAAACTCAAAATAAATATTAAAGGGAGTCGTAAGACTCCCTTTTTTTATTAAATAATTACAGTGAAAGCATTCGATAAATTTTTCTTAGAATATGCACATGATATGGCTATCGGTGTACCTAAATTAGGAATTCATCTTAATAAAAAAGGAGGAAACCTAACAATAGATCCAAGTAAAAGAAAAATCATGATGAAGCAACCCGAATACAAGCCTCAATTATCATTGGGTCAACAATTTATAGGAAACATGTTTGCTGATATATTAATGAAGTTGTTTAACTCTACAGAAAGTTATGATAATTTTCAAGAAAATAAAATATTAACTTGTAAAAACAGCGATTTGGGGTTGCAATGTAGGTATATTAATAATCAACCAGCAGCTGTTGTAATAAAAGTTAAATAATAATATGGGATGCCCTGTTACACCATTATCATGTCTTGAGCCTTCAAATATATTTGCTGGTATATTTTCACCAACGTGTGGTGGATTTGCTAATCCTTCTAGATTTCAAGCAGAAAGAGCTGTTTTTAATAGCGGTTTTAATGAGTTAATTAATAATTTTGGAGTTGATATTGATTATTATATTCACACATATAATTTATCAGCAGCTAATAATTTTTATGGAGAACACACAACCGCTCCTTATTATGGACCTATAACAGTAAGAGCATATGTCGAATATGAACACAATTCAGTTCCTTTGCAAGTTTATGGATGGGAACCTGATGATAGTGTTACTATGTATATACATATTAATACATTCACAGCAGCTTTTCAATCTTTAAGCGTATATCCATCTAATGGTCAAAGAGTCGAACCGAAAGCCGATGATGGATTTGTCTTAACACCGTTTGGATGTGATCGACCATATTCAAGAAGCCCAAAACACTTTGTTATAACTCAAGTAATTGATGAAGATAGTTCATCAATTAATCCTATGGCTGGTCATTATGTTTGGAAAATCAATGCTAAGAGATTTGATCATAGTTTTGAAGCTGGATTTGATCATGAAAACAACAATGTTCAAGTTTATGACAATTCATTTAGTGGTGTTTTGAGTTCTTCAATAATTGAAAATGATGGAAATACCTTAACAGTACAATTATCCAGCGCTCCAAAAACCTATGATTTTGATGTTGATGAATATGTTCAAGAGAAAATCTTTAATAATAAAGTCAACGATACATCGATTTATGGTAATTACTTTTAATAAAAAAACACCATACTTTATGTATGGTGTTTTTTACATTTAAGAAATTAAATTAAGATACTTAAACTTCAGAAGTTGGCGGTAATAAGTTATTTACATATTCTTGAACCGCTAAAACAACATCAGTGTTTGTCCATTCATTCGGATTATCGTAATTATTATTAGAGAGTGATGGTAGATCAATTTTACCTAATTCTTTTGTAAAAACAAAAACTTTTTTTTCTGCTGGTAAATCTACAATACGTTGAATTGTAATTTCTCCATGTAGTTCTACTGACTGTGCTGGTTGTGTTACCAGTGTGACATCTGTTGGTATTGATACTGTTAAGCTCATATTTGTATTTACTTTAATTATATATTTTTCAAAATATTTTCAATACTAAAAATACTATTATAATCTTCATAAGGACAATCTTCCACCACTCCTAATATGTCATAATCAAATAAATATGAACTTGCATTTCCTTCGGGATATGTTTTTTCTGGTAATACATTATTGTGAATAGAATAACCAAAAATTTCTGGGTTAGTTACATTCCACACTACTGTAGATGGTAGACCCAATGCTGCTGCGGCGTGTTGCAAACACGAATCAATTAAAAGTCTTTTTTCTGAATATAGCAGTATACCAAACAGCGTTTTCTTTGAAACATGTTGATCTATTCGTAAACAACCATTGAGTACTGGATGATTATTATAGCAAACATGAACAATATTATAAGTTTCCGACAGAACATTTACTAATCTTTGAGCTATATCTGGATGTATATCTCTAGCCCATGAATAAGGTAGCTGTTGATGTGGAGATCCAGGACCACCGAATGGTTGAAAGACTAAAATAGGTTTGTTTGTATCAAATTGAATTAAGTTTCGTGATACTTCCTTTTCCCTAGAATTTAGATAAATTGATGGAGGTTCGTTGTTGTAACTTACGCCGATCATATCGCACCATGTTTGTATAAGATGATTCTTTTTAGTAATGTGTGATGTTTGTTTGTATGGTTCTTGACCATACACTTCAACATCTTTATTATAAATGTAATCTCTGTAAAAATATTGATTATTTCCAAGTTTTAAGGATTTATCTACAATGGGATTATTAAGATAAATATCTGGATAAGCACTTGAAACAATGATTTTTGTTTCGGGGTTGTTGTTATGATATGCTTTTATAATAGCAGATGCTGCTATATGTTTACCTACTCCACCTTCAATATGAAAAATTGCTGTTTCTGCCATGAATATAATTATTGCATTTTGATTCAAAGTCAATAATTATGATAATGAAACAAAAAGAAATATTTTTTATAAATGGAATGCCGAGATCAGGTTCAACTTTACTGTGTAACATCTTAGCTCAAAATACTGATTTTCATGTTACTGCTACCAGTGGATTATCAGAGCTGGTGAGAGGTGTTCATGACTTCTGGAAAACAAGCCCAATAATCAAAGCTTCGGAAACTTCGCAAAAACAATTAAAAATTATTAGAGATCTTTTTCAGTCCTATCACTCTGATACTGATAGACCAATCGTATTTAATAAATCTAGAGCTTGGGCAGGAATGATAGAGTTAATAGAAAATGCTTTAGAGAGACCTGTTAAAATAATAGCTACCACTCGTGATATTCCTTGTATTTTAGCATCTATGGAAAAACTTTATAGAAAAGAAATTAAAAATATAGATAGTCCGTTTCAATCTGGTCCTCAAATGAGCACCCTTGAAGGTAGATTAAATGTATGGATAGAGTCTACCGGATTAGTTGGTGGAACCTATAATTCAATTCTAGATGCTATCTATAGAGGTCATAGAGATAAGTTTCACTTTGTGAACTATGAATCTTTAACTAGGAATCCAGCTAACACTATTAAAGGAGTTTATGATTTTCTAGAAAAGCCATATTTTAATCATGACTTTAATAATGTTCAGCAATACACTAAAGAAAATGATGCAGAGCATGGATTTACAGATCTACATACTATAAGACCAAACATACAACCACAGGTGGATGATAGTAGGACTATATTAGGTGCTTTATATGATAGATTTGGTAATTTTAAATATGAGTTTTAAGAGTTATTAAAGGTTATAAACAGCTATTTTACCTAAAACACCATTAAGTGAAACTACTAAATATCTAGATATGGAACCTGCTGCGGTTGTTGTACTTAGAGGAAAAGAGGCAGAACCTAATGCTATTTGATTAGATGCACTAACTGTAGCGAAATTACCAAATACTATAGTATTACTTAATTCACTTGTATGAGTGTTTGCATTTTGACCTACTATAATATTTCCAGTTCCAGATTTATTTGTAAATCCAGAACTCAGACCAATAAATATATTGCCATTTCCATAATTATTAACGCCAGCATCTTGCCCAATAGCTAATACATGATCACCACTCAATGGATCAACATGAGTACCAATTGAGAAATTGGTTCCCGTACCATCTATCTTGTAACTACTGCCTGATAATTGTAAAAACGCTGCACTCAACCCTCCATAAATTACTTGTGATGTTTGAAAATTATTAGAAACATCAACCCTCGCATATGATGAACTGTTGAGTTGGAATGTTGTGTATGTATTTTGCCAGTTAGCACTATTGGCAGTTACTGTGGTGTATGTAGAATTCCATTGATCACTGTTTCCATTGTTTGAATATAAAATGGAATTTGAACTTAAAATTCCAGATACTGTAGTATTTCCAGTTACATTAAATCCAGATAGTTCATATTGTTGAATATCTATTACACTTATATTTGCAGATAATACGTTGAGCGTTGTGATATTTGCAAAATTTATATTAGCAGAAAGTGCATTTATTGTAGAAGCAGATATTGAATTACGGACTGTAAGACTGTTATTTTTTTGAGAATTTCCAATAAATATTGTACTTTCAACGGATGATATTGAAATTGTATTTGTACTTACAACAAACTGATTTGATTCAGTAGCAATTGCACCGTTACCAAATACTACGACATTACTCAATCCATTTGTAAGAGTATCTGCACTTGCACCTATTATAATATTTCCACTTCCTGTTATGTTACAAAATCCAGCACGATAACCTGAAAAGTTATTATTACTTCCTGTTGTGCTATTACGTCCAGCATAATTACCTAAAAAGTTATTATTACATCCTGTTGTGTTACTAAGTCCAGCATAATTACCTGAAAAGTTATTATTACATCCTGTTGTGTTACTAAGTCCAGCACGATTACCTAAAAAGTTATTATTAATTCCTGATGTATTACTACATCCAGCAAAATTACCTAAAAAGTTATTACCTCCTCCTGTTGTGTTACTAAATCCAGCACGACTACCTAAAAAGTTATTATTACATCCTGTTGTGTTACACCATCCAGCAGAATTACCTGAAAAGTTATTATTACATCCTGTTGTATTACTACGTCCAGCACAATTACCTAAAAAGTTATTACCTCCTCCTGTTGTGTTACTAAGTCCAGCAGAATTACCTAAAAAGTTATTATTAATTCCTGATGTATTACTACATCCAGCACGATAACCTAAAAAGTTATTATTAATTCCTGATGTATTACTACATCCAGCGCGATAACCTAAAAAGTTATTATTACAT